ATAGACCACAGGTTTAAATGCTTGTCTACCTTGTCTTCTGAACACTACAGAACGATCATCCCCAAACCTTGCAGGGTCAATGCCAAGGATTACTGGTGACAACTTCACATGGTCTTGTTGGTATACACGTTTAGCTGCATCCTCGGTATCTGCCAATGCAATTAATTGGTCATCACCTTGGGCTGAAAAGTCACATAGATATTCCCTAGCAAATGATGTCTCACTCATGTCTCGTTTAAGACGAGTTACCTCATTGGGGTGCAGGGAATCTGTATCGTAAACAGTGAATCTTGCTGCCGTCCATCCGTCCTCCTCTATGGCCTTGTAGTACAACTCAGAGAACAAGTTGATGCCACTAGGTGTACCAATGAATATTGACCAACCAAGACGGTCACTTAACGCTGGTTGAACGATATCTGTCCATAGCTCGTTCTTTAACTGGGCTACCTCGTCCATTACAATTCCGTCTAATCGCAGTCCTCGCATGGCATCTGGGTTATCACCACCAAATAAACGAATGATTGCCCCATTATGTTTAAACCTTACCGATAGCTCACCTTCGTTGATGTCTACTACAGATTGCCTGCGTAATGGTTCTATCTTCTGCTTAAGTCTTGCCCATGCAATTGCTTTTGCCTGTCTCAAGAACGGTGCAACATAGACGAACATGGCTAACTCTTTATCTGTCTTAATTGCTTTATCAATTAGCTCCATGATGGCTAACTCAGTCTTGCCTGACCGCCTATGAAGCGCATAAACCGAAAACCTTTGTTTCTTTACATGGCATTCCTTTTGCCACGTTCTAGGGATGTAATCAAGGGTTATGCTGCTCATCCTTGAGGAATACCAGTACTGATAGTCAGATTAATATTTGCTTCTCCCTCTACTCCCAACTTCTCACCAAAACGCTTTGGATTGAACTTAGATAGCATCTTAAACCTAGTTTCGACCCTGTTCTTCTGCCAATTTATGAACGCTGGATCTATCCTCTCATTGCCCTCTGAACCGCACATAACTGGTGGGGTATCAATTAGCTCTAAACATTCCTCAAACAAAATCTCACAGCCTGTATCCCTAGCGCGCGCGAAAGCTGAACGAAACTCTTCATCCTTATCTAACCATTTATAAATAGTTCTCCATTGAACGCTCCCTTTTTTACGACAATATTCCCTTAAAGTTTTACCATGAGCAATCCATTCGCAAATTTTTGTAGCTTCAAGAGGATCAACTTTCTCTGTAGGTCGTCCTAGTTTTGCAGATTGTTTTCCAACGGTCAGGAGTTTGCCCTCTGATTTGGCATTTAATGATTTTGGCAATTGTACCTCTTGGTAAAGAAAAGATAGTGCTAAGAGTTCCATAACCAAGGTTATAGTCATCTCTTAATTCTCTAATAGCATCAATAACATCGTCACTAATGCGACAATTATGATGAGAAGAATTAATTCTGTAACCTTGCTCGTTAACCGCAATATATTCTCTGGTTAATTGAGTAATTACGGTCATCTAAGAAAAATAAAATTAAACATAATATAGAGAAATGTAGAGCGAATCGCAATATCTGGAATTAATTTGTTGACATCTGTTGGATTATATGCAACACTATAAATATCGGATGTCTACCGATTTGTCACTTACTAATTTCAATTAACAACACATGGAAACATTCACACCTAGCGAAATCCAAGAGCAAGCCAGTTTATGGTTTATGACTCATGCAGGTACTTATGCAAGATTGCTCAAGCGTACTAAGGCTGAAGGCAAAAGAGCATTCGTTGTATTTAGCGACTTAATGCTTGGAGTCGATTACAGAGATGTAAAAGGCAGAGCTAACAAAGACGCATTTATCAATGCTTTTATGTCTAGCTCAACTGTATCTGCAATTACTCCTAAACAACTTGTTGATGGTTCTGTTGAATACAAAGAATTAATTGACGCATACTTGGGTGAATAATTTCACCCATTTTTTTTTATCCAATTTTTTATTAACCAGACCAATGACAACTATTACTGAACAAAAATTTACTTGCAACGTCAACTATCAATTTGACATTAGTTTAGAAGACCTCAAATGTTTATTTTGCACTATGGGTCAAGGTGTTAACTATTGGGCCTGTGAGGTCACAATAGGAAACATCGAAGAAGAAGAAGATGAGGACGGCAACATTTGGTTTAAAAATAACCAAGAATATGAGTGTGAGGGTTGCTGTTCATGGCTTAAAGATCTAACTCTAGATTCTCCAATAAAAATAGAGGATTGTGAGGATGACAAGCATGAATTCAAAGTACAAGATGTTTTAACCACCATTGAAAAAATTATTTCGGGTAAAACTGATTTAAATAAACATGATTGTGGTGAAATATTCCAAGCTTTTACAAATAACGACCTTGGACATATTGATGCTTCAATAGCAGATTCAATATTGCAGATAATGACCTATGGCACACTTGTATATGGATAGACCTATGGCTTTTGCACTTTTCCCTTATTTAATTTTATTCCTAATTCTTATTTGACATGACCATTCAAAATCCACAACAAGCATATTACCAAGCATTGGTATTAGCTTTAACTACAAAAGATGAAGCACTACAAAAAAAATGCGAAAGCATGGCTGCTTCATTCGCTACACAAATTACTGAAGACCAACAGAAAGCGTGTAGAGACAAAATCGAATCAATTCTTGGAGAGGGTTAACCACCCTCTTTTTTTTTGCCTAATTACTTGATTAAATGTTGCATTTATGTCAATATATAGATATGGAAACAACTAAAACCCCAGTACAATTAGCGATTGCTGAGTTCGGTGGTGTCCGAGCATTAGCTAGAGCTATTCATCGTGACCCAGCATCGGTTAGTAAATGGCAAAAGGGAGAAGGAACTATACCAACATCTATTCAACGTAAGCTACTTGAGACAGCATGGGATAGAGGAATAGAACTATCAGCATATGACGTTATCTTTGGAAGAGAATGAACTGTTACTGGTGCGATGCTGATCTAGTTCCCGGTACGGACATAGACATTGAAGAGGGCATGAGTGGATATCCTGAGTTTTCAGTAATGACTAATTTATCTTGCCCCAGATGCGAATCTCAGGTGGAAGTACTTAAGAAAAGAGATGCCTACGATTAATTAATATTTGCCAAGTGTTGCATTATGTGCTACAATGGTTTATGAGCAGGCAACTGCTCAATTTGATCCCTTACAAATTTTTATTTACAAAATCAAATGAAAAATTTATTTCCGAAAAGTTCACATCCTACAGGATTACACTTTTTCAAACGCAATCCACATCCTAAAAAGGAAGACCACGGTGATTGCGGAGTTAGAGCATTAACTCTAGCTACTGGCATGGATTACTCACGAGTAAAATACTATGCCGACAAATGGATTCAAGAGAATGATGATTACTCTGAACCATGTTGGGGTTATAGAACCAGATACAAAACTTCCTACGGTGGTATGTACGCAGGTGACCTGACTTCTATAATTCATCAAATAGGTTTAAGTTTTAACAAAGACCTTAGACGTTGGAGTCGACACAGCCAAGGAACTGAATTTCATGTCGACAATTTACCAAGTGTTTGCATCGTTGAACTATGTGAACATTTTGTATGCGTCAAGGATGGTGCTATCTACGACAGTTGGGATTGTAGAGGGAAGACCAAAAGATTAAAAGAAGTAAAAAGCTTTTGGTGTCACGATGATGAATGGGATAAGTTACTTAGCAAAAAAGGTTACAGAGGTACATATGCACGATCCTGATACCCAGAAATTGGAGAGGTTGGCCTTCTTGGCTAACCTTTCTTATTCCGATCACACTTCCGAGGATTGGGAAGAAGAACTCAGACTCGAATGTGAATTACAAGACCACCCTCAGTACAAATTCTATTTAGACCAATGAGAAAGCATACAATCACCGTCTACACCAATGACGAATATTCTCTATACGACATTCTTAGAGAAGTTAGATCTGAAATAGACCGTAAGGTCTTTGATAGGACAAACATCAGGCAACGTAAGTTTAGTGGTACATGGGAGGAGGAGGTAACTTCTTCTTCTCCACTTGCAAATCGTTATGGTTACAGATATGAAACCGTAGCTAAATGGGAATCAAATGTTGTTCCTGACTCAGAATTTATAAAATTTCAAAGGAGTTCAGAGTTATGACTAATACAACATCACAAAGTGCAGCCATCTTAAACTTTTTAGAAAGTGGTGGATCACTTACACCTCTTGAAGCTTTAGAAAAATTTAAATGCTTTCGACTTGCTGCTCGAATTAATGATTTAAGAGAGTCAGGCCACGACATACAAACAGAAATGTTTAGAGATGAGAATGGCAAAAAGTTTGCTGTTTATTCATTACCAAAAATCCAAAAACAAGGAGAACTATTTTAATGACCACAAAATCATACCCAATTACAGATAAACAATCGTGGTTGGAAAACAGATTGCTTGATGTTACCTCTACTGAGGTATCAGCATTATTTAATCTAAACCCATACCAAACAGAGTTTGAACTGTACCACCAGAAAAAAGATAAGGTTGTGGTTAACATTGATGACAACGAACGCATGGCATGGGGTCGCAGACTTGAAGATTCTATAGCTTTAGAATTTGCAGAACGCAACAAATTTAAGGTTGAGCAATTTGATGTCTACATGCGTAATCCAGAAACAAGGATGGGCAGTTCTTTTGATTACAAAATCATAAGTGAAGAAGAACCCATGATCCTTGAAATAAAAAATGTGGATGCTATGGCATATCGCAAGAACTGGATTGAACATGACGAAGACAACATTGAACCACCAGAACATATTGCTTTGCAGCTACAGCATCAGTTAGAAATTACTGGTTACAACGTGGGTTACATTGTTGCCTTGGTTGGTGGTAACACCATGAAGGTAGTCAAAAGTAAAAGAGATCCAGAGATTGGCAAACTTTTAACAGAAAAAGTTAAAAATTTCTGGGAGAAAATACAATCTGGGACAGAACCAAACCCTGACTACACCAAAGACGCACAGTACATAATGAAAAATTTATGTAATCAAGCAGACGCAAGTTTAATTCTTAATGCTGATGAAGATATGGATAAGTTGATTGATGAATACAATTTAATCAACAGAGAATATGCTTCACTTAGCAAAACAAGAGATGCAATCAAAGCACAAATTTTAGATTTGAGTCAAAATGCATCAAAGATTATTTCCGTAAATGGAACAATCAGTTGCGGTATGTCTAAACCAAGTAAAGGCAAACTGATAACTCAAGACATGGTTGGCACATACCAGAATCCACGCAAAGGATACAGAATGTTCCGTTTTAATTCACCTAAAGGACTTAGCTAATGACACAATCAATCTCACCACTTGTAGCCATGCAAGGAACACTAGAAAAAATGGCAGACAAATTTACTGAAGCTTTGCCAAGGCAAATGGATGTAAACAAATTTATTAGCGTTGCTAAGTTAACGCTAAATAAAAATCCAAAGCTATTACAAGCAGACAAGACAAGTTTGATGCAAACCTTTATGAAGGCAGCACAAGATGGTTTGTACTTGGATGGCAAAGAAGCAGCAGCAGTTCAGTATGGACAATCAGTTCAATACATTCCTATGGTCGAAGGAATCATTAAGGTATTACATAACAGTGGATTAATTAAAACTATTTCTGCTGAAGTTGTATACGAAAATGATTTGTTTGATTACGAATTAGGAACTGCGCCAAAGATTACACATAAACCATTAATTACAGGTGACCGTGGCAAACCTATATGTGTTTACGCAGTTGCTGTAACTACTAATCAAGGTGAGTATTACGAAGTAATGAACATGGTAGATATAGAAAAATGTCGTGCTGTATCAAAAGCTAGTTCCTCACCACATTCACCTTGGGTTAAATGGTTTGACCAGATGGCAAAGAAGACTGTTATTCATCGTATTGCAAAACGACTACCCAAAAATGATGCAATTAATTCTGTTGTATCAATAGACGATGATAACTTGGTAGACGTTACACCAAATGCGACTCAATCAACAGAACCAAAAGATTCACTATCAAGATTAAGAGAATCAATTGGTATGGATGATGCAGGTGTAGAACAGGCCAAAGAAGAAGTCTTAAACAACTACCGAAAGGAGGAGTAATGCATTTTTACTCCTTCAATATTGGCGATTACATTAGCCATACTAAACACTTATCTGATATGGAGGATCTAGCATACCGAAGATTGCTAGACCTCTATTACTTACATGAACGGACGTTGAACGAGGATGTGGCAATCGTTGCACGAAAGATTAACATGAGAGATAACGTACCAGAAGTAAAAGTTGTTTTGGAAGAGTTTTTTATTTTAGAAGTTGGCAAAGGATGGACAAATCCAAGGGCTGATGAAGAAATAGAAAAGTATCAAAGTAAGGTACAGTCAGCGATTAGAGCAGGTAAAGCATCTGCTCTTGCTAGGTCTAACGCACGTTCAACCACCGTTCAACCAAACAAGAAACAAGAAACATTAAACAATAAACAAGAAACATATAATAATAAGACGCTAAAGCGTCCTCGTAATGTAAGTAAAAAAACATGGGATGATTTCTTGGTACATAGGAAAAATAAAAAAGCACCATTAACAGAGACTGCTTTAAAAGGTATAAAAAATGAAGTTAAAAAAACTTCTATTAGTTTGGAGGATGCATTGGTTATGTGCCAAGCCAGAGGATGGCAAAGTTTTAAATCCGATTGGATTTCTAAGGAACAAAAGTCTTTTGCTACAACTAACTATGGTGAGGGGGTACAAGAAATATGAGTTTAGATAAATTGATAAATAAGGAAAGACCATCGGAAGAACGTAATTGTTCTGAGCATGGTGCATATACCTCAACAAACTTTTTAGGAGAGCATTGGACTGCGTGTCCAAAATGCATGCTAATACAAAGAGATAAGGAAGCAAAAGAACAGCAAGAGTTAGATAGACAACGTGAATTAGAACGTGAAGCAAATAGATGGAAGTCAAAAATAAACGGAGCAGCTATCCCAGAACGATTTAAAGATCGAACATTGGAAAGTTATGTAGCAAAGACGAGTGGTCAAAAAAAGGCACTAGCTTTTGCTAAAGAGTACGCAGAGAATTTTGATAATGTATTACAGTCAGGGCGTTGTGCAATCTTTGTTGGCAAACCGGGAACTGGTAAAACCCATTTGGCAATAGGCATTGCGTTAGCAGTTATGCAACAAAAACGGTCAGCATTATTTGTCACCGTGCAACGTTTAATTAGAAGGGTAAAAGATAGTTGGCATACAAAAGACGAAACTGAAAGCCAAGTAGTTGAAGTTTATGCATCACCTGATTTATTAATATTAGATGAGGTTGGAGTGCAGTTTGGGTCAGAGTTTGAAAAACAAGTGTTGTTTGATGTACTAAATACACGCTATGAAAATAGAAAGCCATCAATTTTATTATCAAATATTCCATTAGAACAATTAGCAGACTACCTTGGTGAACGTGTAACCGATAGGTTGCGTGAAGACGGAGGTAAGATGATTGGTTTTGATTGGGATAGCTACAGGAAAAAATTATGACCACAGATCAAAAAATTGCAGCAGCGAAAGCTCGCATTCGTGAATTAGAATTATTAATTAAATTATGGAGTAAAACAGATGGATGAATCTACTATTTTAAAAATTGCAAGATACAAATGCCAACTAGCAGAACTAGATAGGCAATGGTGGTTTGAAAATTTAGATAGTAAGTTTTGGCAAGTTAATCATGACCGCATTAATGAAGAGATAAAGAGGTTAGAAAATGATTGAAGTTGTCTTAGGTTGGCCGCCAAGTGACCTTAGTCCTAATAAAAGATTGCATTGGGCAAAAGTAGCTTCAGCCAAAAAACATTACAGGCAAGCTTGTCTTAGCGTTACTAAAGAACAGTTAAAAAAATATGGAAAGTGTAATGATTTACCAGAAAGATTAGTTTTAGAAATGACATTTATACCACCAGACAGAAGAAGTTATGACCGTGATAATTTAGTTGCTAGAATGAAGTCAGGTATTGACGGCTTGTCTGATGCATTACGCATTAACGACAAACGATTTAATACTGTTATCTCAACAATGGATCAAGACTACCTTGGTGGTTTTGTCAAAATACGCATACTAAAGGAGACACCTTATGGCACAGAAAGTCAAAGACTTAGCAGTAAAGACAAGGGAATATACCGACAAAGAAGGGAATCGTAAATTTAACTGGCAAAAAATTGGAGTTGTCATGCAAAATGATGACGGAGGAGAATTTATTATTCTTGACCGATGGTTTAACTTATCAGGTATACCAGATTTTAAAAACCCAAACTCAACATCAGTAACGGTATCTATGTTTGATGTAAACAAACAAAATAATTATCAACCACCAAAACAAAAAGGAGATCCATCTCATAAAGGTAACGATAACCTAGATGATCTTCCATTTTAAAATAAAATACCCCAGAATAACGCAGACCATACATTATTCTGAGGTATCAGCCCTAGCTTGGGGAGTAGAGATACCAGAGCCTAGTAGGCCAACCGCTTACTTTTTTGGTGGCCTACCTTTTTTTGTACCGTATGTTCCTTTACCTTTTGGCATAATAATCTCCATTTTTTTTAATTATGAAAGAACTTTTTTATTCTGTCCATAGTTTTACGCTCTTCTCTTATTTGTTTTTTAATAAGCATTGCTTCTAGTTCTATTACTCTTCCTAATAACCCTGCTAAAAAAACATCTTGTTTCATTTGATGCCTAATTAAATGTGTGCAATATCTTTTTACTCCATCGTAATCATCGCTTTTTAAAACTTCTCTAATACGCATTTCAACAGATAACTGCAACTCTATAGGTGGCTCTTCTATTTCAATGTTGAGAAATTTATCTTTAGCCATTAGTTTAATTTAGGGAATAAATTCTGCTCTAATAAATCAACAGCTTTATCGTCCAATGTATTCGAGGTCTGCTTTACAAATGCACGGCAAAGATCTACTACCAACCTCTTACACCCTGTCGTAGTAAGAAAGCGTAATAATATTGGTTTAAGTAATTTGTACATAGTTTGTTTGTTTTTCCAAACATAGCACACGTTATTGTATCTTGCCTTCTATTCTGCTAACCGCTTCTGACAACTTGTTTAGTCTAAAATATATGTCTCGTATGTCTCGTTCTCTACGACTACTCATGTTCGATATCACCATAACTAAAGCAGTAGCTGCTGCTCCGATTAACGCTCCATAAACCTCTGGCATTGCTTTAATTCGTATTTATGCTTAGTATGACTAATAAATCCCAGTTATGGCAGAGAAAATTAAAGAGTCAACAGAAAAAATAAAACAATTAGATGATGATAAACCTGATTATCAAGAAAAAATTATGTTTATAGTTAGCACTACTGCACAAGCATCGATCTTAACTTGGTGTCTTATAGTTTTATCTCTTGGATATATAAAGCTTCCTAATAAATTATTTGGTATGGAGATTCCAGACCAACCAAGAGTGGATTCAACTTTTGCTGCTGGATTATTAGGAAATATTCTTGCTGGTTGGGGTGTGTCTGTTGGTGCTGCTACTGGAGCAAAAAAGAAAAAGAAGGAAGAAGAAATAAATAATACAAACGCAAGTGGACAACAAACTATAATAATAAAGCAACCAATAGAATTAATTACCAGTAAACCTGATGTTATTAAGGTTGAACCTACAAAACCAAAATCATGAAAAAGTTTCTTCCCATATTATTCATTGCATCAAGTGTTCCTTGCTACGCAGACGTAACTTCGAGCATGATGACAACTGTCCAAATCCAAGTTAATGCCGCAGGTACACAGGTTGAAAGACTTGGTGGTTCTTATTCTGCTTCTGGAACGAATGTTGGAACTACCAACACAGGAGATCAGTTAGGAGGTTTTAGTGTTAACTCAACTACTAACGCAGTTACTTTTGATGCAGGGCAGTATTCCATAAATTCTAATGCTACAAACTGGTCGTTAACTGAATCACTATTACAACCAGATGCAATGCAAACTGGAACTTTAGACGTTGGTGATGTTTCTAACTTTGGTAGTGTCATATCAACTGATGCTGGAGTAGGAACAGGCTTTGATGTAACTATTGGTTCA